AGAGAATTTAGAACACCTCCAACATGAAATTGAGGTGTTTCTACTTTCTAAAATGCATCTATTTAATCCAAACAATGGTGCCAAAGCATATTCTTACTTTGGTACTATTGTTAAGCGTTGGTGTATATTATATAATGATAAAAATTATAAAAGTAAAATTAGTAAAGTTTCAACTGATGAATTATTAAAAGATGATTCATATTCTTATACTATAGAGGGGTCAAATTCAAATGATAAATTATCTAATTTTATGGATGAATGGGTTGAATTTGTTAGTTTTCATATATATGAAATTTTTCCTAAAGAGTATGATGCTAAAATAGCAGATGCTATATTAGAACTTTTTAGAAAGCGAGATCAAATAGATGTTTTTAATAAAAAAGCACTCTACACTTATATACATGAAATAATCCCAGATGCTAAAACTCCAAAAATAACCAAAATAGCAACTGTTCTTTATAATAGTTTTAAGATAAATTATTTATTTTATTTAGAACAAGGATATATCAAATTTACACTTTTGTTATTTTCTATATTTATAAAAAAATATAGACATATGAGTAATTTAGAATCTAATATATTTGGTAAGAAAAAATTCTCTGATCTTCTTAAAGAAATTTACGACAATCAAAAGAAAAAAGAACAACAAATCACTGCTTTAATTGGTGAATTAAAACCATTAATCAATGATATTGGTGATGCTACCCTAATAGTTCCATTAATAAAAGAATATATGGAATTAGGTATTAAAAATGATGAACAATTAGTTAAAATGGCTACTATTGTTCAACGTGCTATTGCTTCAAATAAATCAGAAGAAGAAGGATTTGGTATGACCGAAGAAGAAAAAGCCCAATTATTATCTGAAGTAAAAAAATTCAATCCTAATGGCTAATGGAAAATTCGGTTTTCCTACAATGGCTAAAACAGCTACTGTAGGAAACAATAACCAAATCCCAAATATACCAGAAACTACTTTTATAGTAAGGGTTATAGATGTTATTTTAAATGAAAACCATCTATTATATAATGGACCTAACTCAATAGGTTCTATAATAGGTATTAAAGTAAAATCTACTGGGGATCCTTTAACATCTAACATTAAAGCAACCCCAGCACTTAATGGTGATGTTTATATTCCTTTAATTAATGAATATGTTAGAGTATCAAAGATTAACTCTCCAAATTCTTCGGCTGTTCAATTTATGTATGAAGGCCCTATTGCTATTTATGGGATAACAGCACCTAATGCTCAAATTCTTCCTTCAACTTTAAATTCTCCCCCGAAAGAAACACCAACAGCAGATTATACACAAGTTACTTTAGGAGCAACAAATATTGAAGATACTGAAATAATTGAGTTATCTACAAATTTTACTTTAAATCCTAGTCAAAATACTTTTGTTGAAAGGTCTAATATCCATCCATTAAGACCCTTTTCTGGGGATAAAATATACAGTGGAAGATTTAGTAATACTTTACGTTTTGGAAGCACAGCAAAAGTATCAGATGCGGCTTATCAAAATCCTTGGTCATCTGCTGGCACAAATGGGGATCCTATTACAATATTAAGAAATGGTCAACCTAAAAATGTTAGTAATTATGGTGCTGAATTTATAGTTGAGGATATAAAAAATGATCTGTCTTCTATATATTTAACGTCTTATCAAAAAATACCATTTAGTTTAGCTAATGAAAATTTTAATTCTTTTTTATCTAAACCAATTTTACCTTCCCAATTTGCTAACCCCCAAGTAATTTTACATTCAGATAGAGTAGTTATAAATTCTAAAACTGATGGGACTTTAATTAGTGGAGAAAAATTTGTAGGCATATCTTCAAATAATAGTATTAACATAGAAGCAAAACAAATATATTTAGAAGGAAATGATGTTAGATTAGGAAATAAAAATGCTTCCCAATCAGCTTTAAAAGGAGATGACACTGTAGAATTATTAAAACGTTTATTAGTTGAAGTAACTAATTTAGCTACTGCTCTTAAATATATCCAAAAACCAGCTGACCCTACCCAAAGTGTTCTTGACTCAGCAATATCATCTACTGCTATGATAGCTGAAAAGAATTTAAATTCTATAAATACTCAACTTGATAATCTTAAATCTAAATTTGTAAAAATATTTTAACATGGATACTCAAACTAAAGGAACCATTGTAGATCAAGGAACAAATCAACCTATAAAAGGTGCTAATATAAAAATTGTTAACCCAACTACCACTAAATGAGTAACTCTAATAATGGTGGAAGTTTTACAGTTCCATTAACATCTTCGTTATCATCTTCTTATGCTAATCCAACTGAATTACCTACGGTATTAATTACAGCCCCTGGATATGAAGCTAAAGAAATTATTCCTTATAAAGGGGATGGTACTGTAAAAGAAGATTTAGGGATTATTCAATTAACACCATTAAAAATAAGTACTGAATTAGAACAATTAAAATCCTCTCAATTAACTCCTCGACAAATAGAGAATATATCTAAAGATAAGAAAGATATAAGTTTTTTTGCTCAAGAAAAATTAACAAATGTAACTTCCCAATTAAAAGTAGTTCTTATACCAACTGTATTAGGTATGATATCTCAATTTGGTATTACTAAAGCTACTGAATTAATTGGTAAATCTCCTGAAGAAATACTTCAAAAAATTAATGATATTTCTTTTTGCCCTGTTTTAGACAAATTAAAACCTTTAATAGAAAGAAAAAATAAATTAGTTAAACAAATTAATAGTACTTATAGTACTATAAACTTTACAACTAACACAATACAAGTAAATGATGCTATTTTATCTGCATCTCAAATTGCTTTACAAGCTCAATTAATTAATCCTATACCTTTACCTGCTAATATTTTAGAAATTATTGATAGACTTAAAAAAGTAATTAGCAAAATATCTTCTACAAATAATGGACTTTTAGGATCACTTTCTTTATTAACAGATGTTTTATTTCAAATTCTTCAACTCTTAGGTTTATTAGATAAACTAATCGAAAAATGTTACCCAAATACTAACCAAGAACAAATCTCAGCTGAATTAACAGCTTTAACTCAACAACAATCTAACCAACAATCGCCTGTTGTTTTAGATGTTAATGGGTTTGAAATGGGAGTTGAAACAGAAAATACTACTAATAATTTAAAACGTAGAAGAGCTATAGCTAGAAACCAACAAGGTGTAGTAATGCTTAAAGGAGAATGGTCTTTTAGCTCTATTGATCAGATATTAATAGATGAATTAGTATTTTATATTCAACAAAATGATTTAAAAGCAAATTAATTAAATATTTATAACCATATGAAAAGTACCGATTTTAAAAAATTAATTAAACAAGCAGTAAAAGAGGCAATTCAAGAAGAATTAAAGGATATTTTATTGGAAGCAGTGAAATCTCCAAAACAAGTAGTTAGAGAATCATATGCTCCAACCACTAATCCAATTCAACCTTCTCAACCTACATACGCACCACCATCTATTGATTTTAGATCAAAATATGCCGAGGTATTAGGTGAAACTGCTATGAGTTTTACATCTCAAGATGTTCAACCTTTTCGTCCCCAAGTAAGTGATCCTGTAAATGGTAATTTAGGAGCTGGTGAAGTGGGGATGGATCAAATTATGAGCTTATTAAATACTAAATAATGGCATTTGACCCCCAACAAATATATCCAATAGATTTAAATGCTAGTAAAGCAGTAGGGATAAATATTCCTTTTAATGCACCTGCAGTTTTTTATTTAAATTATACTACTAAAGATGCTATAAAAAATAATTTAATTAATTTTTTCTTAACAAATCCTGGGGAAAGATATTTAAATCCTAGTTTTGGTGGGGGGTTAAGAGCTTTTATTTTTGAACAAATTACTAGAGATAATTTGGATTTTCTTAGAGAAACCCTTAATACTAAACTTACTAATCTTTTCCCCTCAATAACTATACAAGACTTAGTAGTCTCTGGGGACCCAGATAACAATCAAGTAAATGTTACCTTAACATACTCAGTAATAAACACAAATATAACAGACACTCTTGAAATTGAACTTTAACAATGGCTAATATTCAAAGAAACATCCAATATATAAATCGTGATTTTTCTAGTTTTAGAACTCGATTAATAGAATACTCTAAAACTTATTTTCCGGATACTTATAATGATTTTTCCCCATCATCCCCGGGAATGTTATTTATGGAACAAGCTGCTTATGTTGGCGATGTTTTAAGTTTTTATTTAGATAACCAACTTCAAGAAAATTTTATACAATATGCTCAACAAGCAAATAATGTATTTGATTTAGCTTATATGTTTGGGTATAAACCTAA